TTTGTTTATGACAAATTAAAGCCAGTATCTAAAATGGATGAGGACATCCTTAACAATATTCCAACCAATGGAATTACAGAAGATGTCAATATGCTTGATGCAGCAGCAGAACATGTAGCGCAACTAGCAAAAGACCCTTACTTTGATTACTTAACTAAGTTAACTGAAAAGGGTGCAGACCTAAGCAAGCGTACATTTGGTACATCTGCATTTGAAAAGTTAGCAGTACAACAGGCTGAGCGTAAGTACGCTCGTGCAATGGGTATCAAGGCAGACGAGATGACTGCTTATCCAACCTTTGGTATTTTCCAACCAACTAAGTATCATCCAGTTGTAGCGGTAATTAACTTTGCAGAAAAGTGGGCAGAAGAACGCCCTGCTGGTTATTTTAATGCTAACGATTCAGATTCATTTAAAGAAATGCAAGCATTTGCTGGCATGCTTCGCCGTATTGTTGGTAACGAAAAGGCTGCTCCAATTATTGAACGCCACTATGATGACTTTCTTAGGGCTGGAGATATTCCAGAAAACCGCACTCGTGTAGCGCAGTCATTTGAAGATTTTGCAACAACTGCAATCCATGAAGGACTTGGCATCTCAGACGAAACAGCCAAATTTATTTGGAACGCATACAAGGGTCGCCGTAAAACAGCAATGGATTCAATTAAAGACCGTAAGTTTTTAATGACCAATGATGACACCATCCTTAAAATTCCTTATCTTGAACGCCAAGGTGCCAATGCTTTGCCTATGGTTGACTTAGAAAACTATGCTCGTATCCTTAAAGAAAACAGTGGTTTGATTAAGGCTATTGAAGGTAGCCATGGCATTGTTGACCCTGATAGGGACCAATATCTTTATGGAATACTTAATGATGCATGGAAAGCATCAGTTCTTTTGCGCCTTGGTTACACTGTGCGAAATGTTGGCGAAGCCACAATGTCTATTCTTGCAAAGGGATACGGTTTAGTTGCTGCATCAGACCTAAGCAAAGATGGTTTTAAAAACTGGTGGGAACATCGTCAAATCGGCATGGACCGTATGACAGATAGAAACCTTGTTGCTAAAGGCTTGCGTGAAGATTCAGTAAAACTTCGTAGTGCAATGGCTCAGGTTCAACTAGAGCGTGCACAAATTGCTAAATTAAATCAAGAAATTGATGACCACATGGCAGCAGTTGAACTTGCGTTTAAACGAGGTCAACTTACAGAAGAACAAACCATGGAGTTTTTAAACATTTCCTCATACCGTAGTGGTGAGTATTTGTATCATGGTTCACCTACAGCACTTCGTGGATTTAATCCTAATCGCCCATTGGCTATGACTTATTCAGATGATATTGCTGGGCGTTATGCAGAAAAAGGCATGCCAACAATCTCAGCATCTGAGATTTACAAGCGCACTACTGGTCGTGCTTATGCTATGCCAAAGAACCTTCGCAGCGCAGAAACTGGCGCTCTTATTAAAGAAGGTGGCATACGCAAACCTTCACTTGCAATGCAAACTATTGCTGCAGATATGAAAGATGGATTCCGTAACAGTGTTGCCAAAGGTAACCAAGTAGAACTTTACAATCCACAATCTGGAACATGGCGTGCTGTTGACCCAGATAGCGTTTCACAAAAGATGCTTGTTGAAGGAACTTTCCGAGTTCGTAAACCTGGCAATCAGGGACAAGTTATTTCATCCAAAGTATTTGGAACTCATGTTGACCTTCGCACTAATAATGGCACAAGAGTAAAACTTGGTTTAAACGATTATCCAGAACTTAAGGCTCTTGGTCTTGATGCCCGTAAACCAGATTCCTGGAAGGGTAAAGAAAAAGAAATCTTTGATTGGATGCGTGCCAATGGTATTGGCAAAGTAACGCTTCCAGATGTTAAGGCTAATGGTCGTGCTACTGTTTTGGTTGACCCAACAATGGTTGAAACTGGAACTAATAAACCAGCACAGATTCTTGCCAAACGCCAACTTGATGCTATTCGTAATACTCGCACAGTAACAAGTAACCAAACTAAAATTATTCAAATGATTCAACAAACCATTGAAAACAATGGTGGCACATTTAAGTTTATGACAGGCGATGTTCCTGATGGCGGTCTTGCCGTGGCAGTTCGTGGCGGAACCTTCCAATACAGCCTTGATGCTGCTAAGGCTAACCCAGAAGCCATGGCTCAGCACTTAACCGAGCACATTGAAAACACTGTTGATAAGTTTGCACAGGCTGACCACTTTGGATTTTGGGTTGCACCTGCCGAAGATGGTAGTATGCACATCTGGGCTGACCCAGTAAATGTTATCAAGGATAAAGCGCAGGCTATTAAACTTGGTAAAGAAAGAAATCAACAGGGCATAGCAGACCTTGATGCATACGCACGAGGTGAAGATGGATTTATTTCAACAGGAGGAACAGGCGATGAAGGAGCAAGCGCAGGGTTTGCATTGGGTCAAGGCACCAAAGCCTTTCGGTCAGATGTCACCAGAGGAACGCAAGGCGTTCGCCCAGAACTTAGCCAACCAAATCGTGCAGCAAGCCTTAACGACCTCGCCAACCACCTCGGAAGCGGTAAATACCCAACCGATGGCATAACATCTTTAATTCGTGATTTAGCAGATAGAGATGCTATTGCTAGAGCAAAACACGAAAAGATGTTGGTAAAACTTGATGCTCGTGTTGCTGAGGAAAATCGTTTAACTACCTCTAAAAAACTTGTTGGCACAGGTATGCGTAAAGCAAAACTTTACGATGGCACTGTTATTGAATATCCAGATGCTTTCCATGGCGAACTTGGTCAGATTCTTGCACAACGCACAGACAACGCTGATACTTACAAGTTACTTGCAGATTCACCATCTCAATTATTTGCAGCACGCTATGGCAATATGAACGAAGTTCGCTTAAGCACTAAAGACCCACGATATTTTACTGGCTATGCAAACTTCCTTAATAACTTTTTTCGTTCACCTACGGAGAATAAAATTGACCCAATCATTGAGCAATTTTTAAATGGAAAAACTCCTGAGTCTGTAATCAAATGGTTGCGTAGTCCAGAGGGTAAAACCTACGCATCTAAAATGAACATTGATGACCAAGCATTTAAGGTGGCAAGCGAAAACCTTAATGTTGGAACAAGTGCTGAGGACTTTGTAGGAAACCTACATAGTGCATACCAGCGTTATCTTCCAGATTCTAGTATTCAAGAGGCTTTCCGTAATAAGCAAGTTAATGAAATATGGCTTCGTGAACACTTTAAAGACAACCCAACAATGCCAGACATTATTGGTAGCGTTGTTCCAGTTGGTCCAAAGATTAGCGGATGGCAAGATGGAACCCAGGCTGTAGTAAATAAACTATTCTACTTCCTTGGTTCATTACCTGAAACTACACTTGCTCGTCACCCATTGGCTCGTGCTGTATACCGTAGCGAAATGCAACAGCGTGCAAACATTGCGTTATCTTTAAAGCGCTCACAAATTGGTGATGCCAATGCTGAACTTACCGTTGATGAAATCAATGGGCTTCGCAAAGATGCCATTGAATCAACTCGTAAAGAAGTAAATAAAACTCTCTTTACAATTATGCGTAAGTCATACGCTGGCGAAAAAATGCGTTACATTATGCCGTTCTTTAGCGCATGGGAAAACACAGTTCGCCGTTGGGCAACACTGTCATCAGATAACCCAGTGGCAGTTGCTAAGGCTGGGCAAATTACTGCCTCTCTTAGCAATCAAAACAATGTTGTAGATTCCAATGGAAACCCTACAAATAAGTTTAGTTATGACAATGTAATTGTTTTGCCTATGCCTGAATCTTTTATGCAAACCATGGAAAAAATACCTGGTGCTTCTGGACTTGCTGCTGCTATTCGCAGTGCTGGAAGTCAAATAAGTATTCCAATTAGGTCTATGGATGTTATGTTTCAAGGTGAAGCAACTGCTGGTTTTGGACCAATCGTTGCTATACCTGCAGGTGAATTGGAAAAGATGCGCCCAGATTTGGAAAGCATCCTTAAGCCAATTATTCCTTTTGGTCCACAAGAAGGCAATTTACTTCAAGCAACTGCTAAATCTATTTTGCCACCTGCTGCACAAAAGGCTGCAGAAACTTGGTCAGCCACCCGTGATGGTCAATGGTCAAGAACATTTAATACTGTTTATCGCTACGAGTTAATCAAATATCGTCTTGGTGATAGAAACACAGAACCAACATTTGAAGAAGTATCAAATCTTACAAACAACATGTATAGGGTTAAAATGTTTTCTAACCTTATACTTCCATTTGCTGCACAATATGACTCGCCTTTGAACTGGTATACACAGCAATACCGTAAGTTGCAACAAACATATAAGGGCGATGCAGATGCATTGTTCTTGCAGATGTATCCAGAAATGGCTGAGGCTACAATCTCTGCTTCTTTAAATAATACTGGTGTTAATGCATCTCAACAGGCTAATGCAAATATTCAAAAGTATAAGCCACTTATTTCAAAAATTGGTGCAACTTCTCCTGAAATGATTGGCTTTATAGTAAACGACCCAAGCGGTAAATATGACTTTAGCCAGGCTGCATACCAGTGGCAAATGAGTAATTCACCAGTTCCTGGTTCAACTGAAAATTTCCGTGGTCAACGCAACCCAGTGCTTCTTAAACAAGAGGCTAATAAAAAAATGGGTTGGATTGATTATCGTAAGGCTATAGATTATCTTGATACGCAACTTGCTGCTCAAGGTTATGACCAATACACACAGCGTGGAGCGGAAGATTTGCTACTTGCAAAGCAAATGTTTACCACTCAACTTGCAAAATCTAATCCAGACTGGGCTGCTGATTTCTACAGCGTAGATAAAGGTAAATGGATTTATCGTATGCAAACAATTAAAACAATACTTACCGACCCACAATGGCTAAAAGATAATGGCAGCCGACCTGTTGTTACTCAGATAGCAATTTACTACAGCACTCGCACACAGATTGCTCGTGAGTTAGCAAGCAGAAAAGCAGAAGGCAGTGCTGGCTCGCTTGATGCAAAAGACAACGAAGATTTAAAGCAACTGTGGGACAACACAATAGCGGCATTACGGCATGAATCTGGTGGAGAGTTTGATGGTTTCTACCAACGATTCTTGCAAAATGACCCTGTAACCTTGGGATAGGACTATGGCAGAACTAACAGATATAGAAAAGACAGCGCTTCTAAAACAAGCGTTTCCTGGTATTGATGACAAAGCCATTGCTGCAGACCTTCCATATATTAAAACTGCAAAAGATGTGCAGTATATTATTGACAATGAAGGTGTGCTACCTAATCAAGCATTTTGGCAACGCAACCTTAAAGGTATTGCTAAGAAGGCTGACCTACCTCAAGCATTTTGGATGGAACATCCACTTGGTGGTGCTGCTGTAGTAGGTGGCGGTATTGCACAAGCATTAGGCAAGTCATCCATAGGTAGGTTAATTGCTGCCAAGTTTGCTAAAAAAGGTGCAGAAACTACAGGCGAAGTTGTTGGTGAGGCTATTACAACAAAAGCCAAAATGAGTTTAAAAAAGAAAGCCTTAATTGGCGCAGTTGGAATTTATGGTGGCGCTCAGGCTGCTGGCAGTATTGGCAAAGCAATGGGTGGCAATAATCAAGACCAAACATCTGCTGCACAACTTGGTATTCAAGCAGATGAACAAGCAATCGTTGCTGCCCTTGCCAATGGTGCTGACCCAAATGCTTTAGTTAACTCACCATTGAATAAACAACTTGGACTTAAAATTGCAGACTTGCCTGGGCTTAAATTACAATATGGGCAAGATGCTGCTATTAGTGGTTTAGGTAACTTTGGCGTTTACACTGGAAAGCAAGTTACGGTTCCAGGTTCTTGGATGGCTCCTTTAAAACCAGGAACAAAAACACCAGATACATTAAAGCCAGAAGTTGTTAGCACAGGTAATTGGGAAAAGATGTTTCCTACTACTGCCGAAGGAATTAAAGACATAAGAAATAAGTTTCAAAGTGCTGGCATTATGTTTACTGGTAATGCAATGGAACAAGATAAACAACTCCATGCTGCTTGGACTTATTACGGTGAACAATCTCAGGCTTACAGCAAGGCTGGAGCAAAGATGACACCATGGGATATTCTTAATTTAACAAAAGGTATAAGCGGTAGTGGCGGAAGCCAAACCAGCACAACCATTGATACAAGCCCAATGGCTGAGTCTGATGTTAAAACTTTAACAAAGCGTCAACTGGCTCAATCGCTTGGATTGGCTAATGTTGATGATAAAATGTTTCAAGATATTCTTAAAATTGTTCGTAAGAACGAAGCCAAGAACCCAAGCAAAACAATACGCACAACTACTGGCAATACAACAAGGGTTAAAACTACACCAGGTTATGGACAGTCAGATGTGCTTGCCGATGTTGAGGCTTACGCAAAACAAGACCCACGATATAGCGACTTCCAAACAGCAGATGTATTTGGAAATGCATTGACTAAAGCGTTAGGACTTAAAGCATAATGGCAGACACAACTAAACCCGATGCACCTATGTCCACATGGATTATTACTGCATTGCAGACAATCCCTGAATTAAATGCTCTTTACCAAAGTGTTCGCAAGCCCGATGGTTCATTTAAATATACAGCAGACATAATTGCTCAAATGATTAACGACACTGACTGGTATCGTTTAAACGGACCAACAGTTGCTCAAAAACTTATTGACCGTGTTAAAGGTGGCGAAAACGCATACCGTGAAGGCGTTAATGAATTTCGCTTATCGGCATCCAAGGTTGCCACAGACCTTGGGCTTGATGCATCTGACCCATCGGTATCTAATTATCTTTCTGCTTTAGGTGAAAATGCTTACCTTCATGGTTGGACAACAACACAAATTGAAGGTGTTATTACAAGCAACCCTGATATTGTTAAAAAAATTAAAGGTGGACTTTATTCAGCACAAGTTCAAAATGTTGCAGATTATGCCAACACAATGGGAGTTACTGTTTCTGCTGGAGATAGAACTAATTACACACAACGCCTTGTTGGTTTAGTAGATAAAAATGGTGTGCGTGTTCGTTCCACCGAAGATGATATTAAGGCTGAAATTCGTAAGAACACTGCTACTAAGTATGGTGTTTTTGCTGACCAGATTAACGCTGGCGTAAGCCTTTGGGATTTAACATCTAACTACCGTCAGAAGGCTGCAGATTTACTTGAGGTTGACCCTGACACTATTAAATGGGATGACCCATTGTTTAAAGATGGAAAGATTTTTCAATCAGTTGACCCTAAAGACCCAAGCAAAATTGTTGCTCGCCCATTGTGGGAAGCAGACAAGATGATTCGTGGCGATGAGCGTTGGCAGTATACAAAGAACGCTAATGACCAATACGACAAGTATGCGTATTCAATTCTACAGAAGTTTGGGATGGTGGCATAGTGGCAGTAGCAGACCCAAAAGATGACCGTGCCGTTAGAGTTGAATCTGGTGATACCCTTAGTCAAATTGCAAAAGACAATGGTTTAACACTTAAACAACTTCTTTCATATAACCCAACAATTACTAGCAACCCTAAGTATCAGGGTGGCAGCATGATTTGGTCAAACACTAAAGTTTATGTTGAACCACCTGTTGCAAAGGCTGCAACTTCCGCTCCAGCAACTAGCGCACCTGCTACTTCTGCACCCGCTACAAGCGCTCCAGCAACTTCTGCGCCTACAACTACAGAACCTACAACTACAACACCAACTACAACAACACCTACAACCACAGAGCCAACTACGACTACTCCTACTACTACATTTCCTACAGTAAGCCCTACTCAGGTAGATGGTGGAGGAGCCACTGGCACTATGCCAGGAGGCGCTACGGGATTCTCTGGTGGTTTTTCACAGGCTGATATTGATAAGGCTTTTAAATCAGGTCAAGATGCAGCAGCAAAAGTTGCAGCAGATAATGCCTATGCCGTTAAAGTCAAGGCTTCTGACAAGTTGATTGCTACCTTCAAAGCCAATGGTATTGATGACCCAGCATTTTCAGAGTTTATTAGTTCTCAGATTCTTGGAGATGTGTCTACCGAAGATACGCTTCTTAAGTTGTATGACCAACCATCATACAAAGCACGCTTTCCTGGTATGGCTGCATTGCGTGGTAAGAACCGCACAATTACAGAAGATGCTTATATTAAACTTGAAAATCAAATAGTTGAAACTTTAAGATTCTTTGACTTACCAGTTGGTTTTTATGACAACCGCACCATGCTTGGTTCAATCATTGGCAATGAAGTATCACCAAAAGAAGTGCAAGATAGAGCGCAGGCTGCACAAGATTTGGCTAAGACAACTAACCCTGAGATTCGCACAGCCCTTAAAGAGTTCTATAACATTGGTGAGGGCGACATTACTGCTCACTTCCTCAACGGTGATTTGGCTGGACCATTGCTTCTTAAGCAAGCACGAGCAGCAGAAATTGCTGGCGTTGCAAAGACAGCGGGCTTCAATGCATTTGGTGGTATAGAAGCAGCAACTCTTGCAGAACAAGATGTTTACAAGAACATGAACCTAACTGATTTGACTACTGCCATTGGTAAATCTGGCACACTTGCAGATACACAGCGCAGACTTGCTTATCTTGAACAAGGAACTTACTCAGACAGAGAAGCACTCAAGGCAACCATTGAATCTGACCAGCAAGCAATCCTTGCATCTCAGAGGAGAGCAAGCCGTGAAACTGCACGCTTTGGCGGTAGCAGTGGATTAGGTGCTGCATCACTTAAGACTGGCAGCGAAAGCAGAATATAAGAATCCCCACTCTGATAGACCAGCCCAGGGGGGCGTAAAAGTCTGGTAGCAATAGCCAACATGGTTTCCCCGAATCATGTTTGTGGATTGCGAATACAACTAACAAAAGGGAGATAGGTAGATGGCTACCAATTATGATGAAGATGACTTCTTTGATGAGGACAATGAGCCTCAGGATGTCGTTAAGCAACTGCGTAAAGTAAATCGCACGCTTGAAAAGCGTTTGAAAGAAATTGAAGCAGAAGCAACAACTCTAAAGAATCAAACTCGTCAGCGCACCGTAAAGGATGTACTGACAGCAAAGGGTATTAACCCAAAGGTCGCAGCGTTTATCCCACAGGACATTGATGTCACTGAGGAAGCCGTGGCAACATGGCTCAATGAATATGGCGATGTCTTTGGTGTTCAGCAAGAGTCAAATAAAGGCGAGAGCCAGGCTCAGAACCCTGCACTACAAGCACAGAAGCGCATCAATGATGTCGTATCAACAGGTACTCCTCCAGGAGTAGATGAAGATTCAATGTCAAAGATATTAGGCGCTAAAAGTGCTGCAGAACTCAGTGCATTACTCGGTGTTTCAGTTCAATAACTAAAACTACCAATCACCAGGAGGTGAACTAATGGCATATACAGATACCACCGCTCTTGCGGGGTTAATCAAAACTGCTTATGACCGCTATGTAGAGTTCGCGCTTCGTTCACAACCACTGATTCGTTCAGTGGCTGACAAGCGCCCTGCTCAGCAAGCGATGCCAGGTTCAAGCGTTGTATTCTCAATTTACAATGACTTGGCAGCAGTTACTTCTGCTCTATCGTCAGAAACAACTGACCCAGATGCAGTAGCACTATCAGATGTAACAACAGTTTCAGTGACACTTGCCGAATACGGTAATGCTTCACTTGTAACTCGTAAGTTGCAACTATTCTCACTATCAGATGTTGACCCTGCAGTTGCAGACATCATCGCTTACAACATGGCAGACTCACTAGATAAGTTGGCTATGGAAACATTGCGTGGCGGAACAAATGTTATTTACTCAGCATCTTCAACCGCTCGTACTTCAACTGCTACAGTTACAGCAACTGACACAATCACTGCTGCTAACATCCGTAGAGCAGTTGCAAAACTTCGTGCTAACAAGGCTGTTCCTCGTGAGGGAAGCCTTTACTGGACAGGTATCCACCCAGAAATCTCACACGACCTTCGTGCTGAAACTGGTGCTGGTGGCTGGATGGACATGCACAAGTATGCAGAAACAGGTCAGGGACAGTTCTGGGCTGGAAACATTGGAACCTACGAAGGTGCAATGTTCATTGAAACTCCTCGTATGTACCGTGGTGTAGATGGCGCTGACCAGTCAGCACTTGCTACAACTGCAGTAACAGTCGCAGGTACTTCATCAGGCTACACCTTTGGTGTTGCTTCTTCATCTGTTATCGCTACTTCTGCAGAAGCAGGAGATAAGATTTCAGGTACAGGTATTGCAACTGGTGCAAAGATTTCATCTTTGGTTACATCAGGTTCAACAACCACAATCACTGTAGATACAGCCAACACAGGTGCAGTATCTGCAACAACAGTAGTAACAGTTACACCATTAACTGCTGTTTACCGCACAATCGTTGCTGGTAAGCAAGCACTTGCTGAGGCAGTAGCACAAGAGCCAAATGTTGTAATCGGACCAGTTACTGACCGTTTGCTTCGTTTCCGACCAATCGGTTGGTACGGCGTACTTGGCTTCGCTCGTTACCGTGAGGCTGCTATGTACCGTATTGAATCTTCTTCTTCAATCCAGGCATAGTTAATTTGTAGTTGAGGGGGCGGGGCAACTCGCCCTCTCTCTACATCAACAAGGAGGAACAATGGCACAGTATTTATTCACAACACCATCAGTTGCAGAAACACCTGCAGGTTGGCACCGCCTCTTTGCCCGCTACTCAATTCACCGTGGCGTGACAGTAATGATGATTGACGGAACTTACTCCTCATATCGCTTCCCTTCACAGACAGAAACATTACAAGCCCAAGAGGTTTATATGGGTGGACATCAATATGTTATTGACGAAGCAACTAAGACTCGTCTAACAGATGCTTCTATTGGGGGAACTTATGGTGACTACATCACAGCAATATAATTGCTCAGTTGATGGACACATTGGCAAGATAGTAAAAGAAGGTTATGACCTAATAGATGGTCAAATGATTTTTAAAGTTGAGTTGTTTGGCTGCACTAAGTGCGATGCCACCTCACCAGAACCATGGTCAGACTGGGGCACAACAAAAGAAAACCCAGACCATATTGATTCAGAGTTTTGCTCATGCTTTGGTTGCAAGGCTCGCACTCTCCAATTATCCCCAGGAGATGCAGCAGGCAATAAGGCTATGTCAGGAAAGAAGTGGGATGCAGAGTTAAAACTCTACAAATCTGCTCGTGAACAAGGCATACAACCAGCAGGTACTTCTACCAAGCAGGTTCAAAAAGCAATAGATGATTCAAACAAAGTGGGCAAAGCCTACGATGCAAACACTAATAGTTTTAAGGGGTAATCATGACTGCCATCGTAGGTATTCAGGGAAAAGGCTGGGCGGTAATAGCAGCAGATTCCATGACTACCTATGATGACAAGCCTTACTATACAAAAAGTATTGACAAGGTAGTACGCAAGGGTGATTATGTATTTGCCTTCTCAGGCGATGCCATTGCTGGCAACATAGCAAACTTTCTTTGGATACCACCCAAGGTTATTAAGACAACACCAACAGATGTATTCATGCAAACAAAAGTATTACCTTCCCTGCGTGAAGCAATGAAAGACAATGGCTATACGCCAGACACGGCAGATAAAGAAGCAGGATTTGATGCTCTTATTTGTTTAAACGGAATCATTTATGAAATAGACCAAGACTACCTCTGGTCTAAAGATGACCGTGGATTGTATGCCGTAGGTAGCGGTGGCTCACTTGCACTAGGTGCACTAGCCACTGGGTTCAGTAAGAACTCTATGAAAGCAGCAGAGTTTGCTGCTCGCAGAGCAATCAAGATTTCTGCCGATTACTGCATAAGTGTTGGTGGAGATGTCAAAGTAATCACACAAAGGGGAAACACAAATGGCAGCAGCAAAAAAGCCGTCAAAGGCAGCAGCGTACGCAGCGTACGAAAAGAAAGAGCCTAAGGCTATTAAGGCAAAAGAAAAGAAAACTGGAGAATCAAAGGCTGAAAAGTCTAGAGAAACTAAAGTAGGCATGTCAATGCTTATGAAAAAGAAGGGCAAGTAATTATGTGTACAACATGTGGATGTGGGACTAACACCGTCAACGCAGATGACAATTATGGAACAATTAACCCTTACGGCATCCCTGCCCCTGCGGTCAATAATCCGACTACTCTTGGTGAAAAGTAATGGCAGCCAAGAAAGGGATGGGCTTTGCAGCAGCACAGTCTGCGATTGCAAAGAAGCAAGGAATCCCAATGAAAAATGCGGGAGCGATTCTTGCTGCGGGAGCACGCAAGGCAAGCCCTGCTGCTAAGAAAGCAAATCCAAATCTAAAGAAAGTATTGCCAGCCAAGAAAGGCAAGTAAATGACAGACCCAAGACTAAAGCGAGCAGGAGTGTCAGGTTTTAATAAGCCTAAGCGTACACCTAGCCACCCAACAAAATCACATGTAGTTGTAGCAAAATCTGGTGACCAGGTTAAAACTATTCGCTTTGGTCAACAGGGTGTTACTGGCGACCATACGCCAACGGCAAGACAAAAATCATTTAAGGCTCGCCATGCAGCAAACATTGCCAAAGGCAAAATGAGCGCAGCGTATTGGGCAGATAAGGTTAAATGGTAATGGCTAAAAAAGAAGTATGGGATAAACCAAATCCTAATAAAAAATCTACACCTCTTTCACCTGCTGCTAAAGCATCAGCCAAGGCTGCTGCTAAAAAGGCTGGCAGAAAATATCCTAATCTTGTGGACAACATGAGAGCAGCACAGAAGAAAGGCAAGTAACTATGGCTACAGGTTATGATGGTTCAACATTTGTTGCTGAATTAAATCGGCTTGCTAATGCTGGCACATACCCAGCACGCACTGCTTTTCTAGAAGAAGTAGGGGCAGCAAACAAATGGGCTGGAACTACCAATCTAGGTTTGTTGGCTGCGCTTAATTACAAGGCTAGTTCTACTCGCACTAGAGATAACTTTAAAGATTTAAACGCAGTGTGTAATGAGATTGCTGGAACAACTGGCAAGTCTGCCGTATCAGCGTTAAGGAGCATCAATCTCTAATGGCTACTCTTGAACAGATTACTGACCGTGTAGATACACTATTGCATGGATACAGTTTAAACATGGAATCAACTACATGGCTAACTGCTGCTGTAACAAGCACAACAACTACAAGCATTTCAGTTAATGATGCTAATGTTGTAAGCCGTGGCTTTATTCAAATTGATGATGAAATTATGTATGTCAATTCAACAAACAACATTGATAACACCCTAACCATCGCACCTTGGGGTCGTGGGCAGCGTGGCACAGTTGCTGCTACACATAGCAACTCAGCCAAAGTATTGGTTGCCCCACTATTCCCACGCTATGAGATTAAGCGTGCTATCAATGACACTATCAATGCAATGTATCCATCAGTCTTTGCCGTTGGTCAGTATCAATTCTCTTTTATTGCTGCTCGCACAACTTACGATATTCCAGATGCCGTACAAAATATTCTTGCAGTATCACACCAAGTTATTGGACCAACCAAAGAGTGGCTACCAGTTCGTGCTTGGCAGTTAGATAGAACAGCAAACCCAACAGCCTTTGGCGATGGCACAAACTTTGGACACTCATTGGGTATCTACTCAGCAGTAGTGCCAGGGCGTACCGTCAATGTGGCTTACTCACAACGCCCAACTATATTTGATTTAACAACAGCAACAAGCCAAGAATACTCAACAGTAACTGGCATGCCTGATTACTCAGAAGATGTAGTTGTTTATGGCGCTGCCTTCCGTATGATTTCCTTTCTTGACCCATCACGCTTGGGTGCACTATCTGCAGAAGCAGATGTTCTTGACAATCAGCGTGGAGCACGAAGTGGTGAAAACGCAGCACGCTTCTTGTTCAATGTTTACAACACTCGTTTAAACGAAGTGGCGGAGAACCAACGCCGTCAATTCCCAATTCGTTCACACTACCAGAGATA